GTCTGGCCCTGAACCTGTCGTATTCCGCGCTGGAACGTGAGCGGGTGGCCCATGCCGAGACAAAAGCCTCGTTTCAGGTGTTCCAGTCTGGCGTAAAGACCGCTGGCGAGGCTCAGAAGGCCAAGAATGACGCTTTACTCAAGGAACGGGAGAAAATCAATGCAGACGCTTATAAAGCCCTACAGGGCCGTTACGCTTCTATTGCTGCTAAGTATGACCGGCTGCGCGGCAAACCAGCCGATTCCGGTCGCGGTAGCCTGCCCGCCGTTCCCACAGCCCCCGTCACAGTTGATGACCCCGCCAGCAATCAGCGATTTCTCGAAATTCTTCAAGCCGCTGACAGGCAAACAGCCCAACTAATCGAATTGCAGGAGTGGGTGAAGGCGCAAAAGTGAAGGTCATCCCCCTTCTGCTGCTCGTCGTTCTGCTTCTCGCTATCCTGTCTAGCCCTTCCTATCCGCAGACCGAGTTTAGGGTGCAGTGCGACAGGGGACTGTGCGTGATTCGTGAGCAGGACTTGGTGCGAATACAGCAGATCATCGAGGCGCTGGTTGCGAGGATTGAGGAATTGCAAGCCCGTTCGGGGTGTTCATAGATGGGCAGCCCAAAAATACCGAGTGGTGAGTTTATAGCCCTGTGCAACCGCCTGAAAAGCCCTACCGCCGCCGCCAATCATCTTGGAATAAGTATCAGTGCGGTTCTGAAAAGAATGAAAAGAATGGAGAATAATGGAGTTCGTTTCCAGGTATCGAGCAAACTAAGCCACAGGAGAGTTCCCGATACCAACCCGGCACGACTGCACAAGGAACTAAAAGACGGCGTGATTGTCATCGGCTCGGACGCGCACTACTACCCCGGCAACGTGACCCGAGCGCACAAGGCGTTTCTCAAGATCATTCGGGAACTTCGCCCGCAAGTCGTGGTCATGAATGGCGACGTTTTTGACGGCGCGACAATCTCCCGCTGGCCGCGCATCGGATGGCAAAACAGGCCGAAGGTTGACGACGAACTGAAAGCCTGCACCGAGCGCATGACGGAAATAACCGACGCCGCGCCCCGCGCCGCTTACATCTGGCCGCTCGGTAACCACGACGCACGCTTTGAGACATTCCTAGCTTCTCGGGCGCACGAATACGAAGGCGTGAGCGGCTTCACGTTAAAAGACCGCTTCCCCGACTGGAAGCCCTGCTGGTCGTTTTTCGTGAACGAGAACACGGTCATCAAGCATCGCTTCAAGAGCGGCATACACGCCACACACAACAACACGCTATGGGCGGGCCGCACGATAGTAACGGGGCACCTGCACTCGCTCAAAATCACGCCGCTATCCGACTACGCCGGCACGCGCTACGGCGTTGACTCCGGCACCCTGGCAGACCCCTACGGCGAGCAGTTCAAGGATTACACCGAGGATAATCCGGTTAACTGGCGCTCCGGCTTCGTTGTCCTGACATACCATGACGGATTCCTGCTGCCGCCTGAGATATGCGAAGTAACGCCGCTTGGTGCCGTGTTTCGCGGCAAGGTGATATGACCAAGATCGAGAAAGAACTCCGCGAGCGCCTTGCCGAAATCGAGACGCGCCTAGCCGTCCTTGAGGCGTTGCCGCGCCCTATCGTGTGGGTTGTCGGAGTGCCTGCCGCGATAGAGGCGGACATGATGCCGCCGTCGGAGTTTGAACATTAGCCGTTTTCTGTTGCGTCCATTCTTCGGGCCTTTTCCTCCAGCACCATTTGCACGGTTTCGGCATATCCAGCCAAGTCAACAAGGTTATCCGTTTTCGGCTTGTTGCACTGGCGGCTAATCTTGATGGCGCACATGCAAAGCCCGACTTGCACGGGACTGACAGGATGCCCAAGTATTGCGCTCCACATCATCGCGGTTCTGGAAAAGTCCTCAAGAGGATGCCCGTAGTCTGCCTGTCTATCGCCGTGAACTAACTTGTTTGCCTCTTCAAGCACGTTCATAGATCACCTTTATGCCTCGTTGTTGTGCGCGTTCTATTTCGTGTTTCATGCCCGAACTTTGCTCCCATCCGTCAAGCATAAACACAATTAACTCGTCGCATATCTCCAAGTAGGGCGCGTCCTGCTCTTTCCAGAAATGCCCGTCCATTACCTTATCCAATGGCATCCATTCGGCTATTGGGTGCGAGTGTGCGATAGGGCAGAATATAACCTTGCCAGACAGCATCAATTCTGCCGCTTTCTTGCAGGCCGCTAGATACCTTTCTTGGCGCACCCGTTGTTCTGGATGCGTGTAGGGTGATGCGAGATACGATATGGTCATTCTCTACTCCTATAAAAATTAGACTATCCCGCAGACGACTACCGGCTTAAGTATGAGACTTGATGGCTTTCTTGCATCGTTCGCATTCGATTAAGTTAATATTTAGGCCATTCGCGCAGAATTGAAACTCGTGCGACTGCCGTGGTTTCCACCGGCACAAAGGCATCCGCATATCGTCAACGGCGTGGACTTTCCCATACGCTACCTTTCCTGGGATGCCGAAGAACCCGGTTTCCATTATTCCCGCTCCTTCGCCCGCTCGATGGTGGTGGCGTGGTTCTTTATCGCGTCCTCAAGCAGTAGCGTGGCGTGGTCTGTTGGAATCATAGAATCATCATCAACAGAGTCTCTCCATTCCTCAACAACGTCATTGGCACAATTCACCAGACCAAGAATCGCCGCCTCCGCCTTCTCCCTGCGCTCTCGCTCGGCGGAGAGTTCGCAAGTTTGGCATCCGTGCTGAACCCAATTTGTAGCGGTTAACCAGCCGTGTCCCAGATGGCACTCTTTGAACTGAATAGTGCAATGCTTCATGCCTTCAGGAAGCTGCTCCCGCAGCCGCTCGTTCTCGGCGCGGAGGGTAACGAGTTCCGTTTTTACTTCTAGCATTGTGGCAGCGCAGTTTAGAAGTGCGTTCGCATCGGTGTCGCCTTCCAAGAAGGCTGATTCCTGTATTTCTCTTAGTCTAGCCGCTGCGCGCCGCAACTGGCCAACATCATCCGGTTCTGTTGAATTTGTTTCTATTGATGCCACACCAGGCACCGCTCCACGCTTTAGGTCATCTATTTTCCTCAATAGAAAATCCACATATTTCATAGCGTCTCGCTCAGTTTGGTGCATTTCACTGCTGCCATCTCGCCAAAGTCTGAACAACCACGGCTCCTCCGGCAACCCGGTGTCGGTGGCTGTGCCAGCAGGAATCAGTTTTTCCGGCTGCCCGAAAATATCCGGGGTTACGGCTGCGGCCTGCGGCACAGCTTTCTGCTCGTCGAGGCTGGCGAGGGCCATGTCGCAGAGGGTCATGGTGAATTGCAATCCTGCGCGGGTTTCCTCCGGCGCGTCAGGGCTTGCGTCAAGAAGGCTTTTAATAACTTCTCTGCGTTCCTCAACCTGCTCCCTCGTCAACTTCGCTCGGTCGGTCATGTGTCTGCCCCCGGTATATTCCTCCCGACATTAAGGTGGGCGTCGCTTGCCCAATCTTCAAACCACCTGACGCTCTTGCGCGCAGCGTGCTCGAATGGTTCGTTTCCATGGAGAAAGTCATCCATAAGCGGCTCAAAATCAGTTTGTTGACGGTAGTTGTCGCACCACGCTTTTTGCGCTTTCGTCATGCGGCGTTTGCGTTTATTCTCCATCGGGCTTCTCCTTCGCGGCGGCGAGCATGGCTTTCGTCAAGTGTTTTCTCCACCAGAAAGCCCCGCGCTCATTCTCCGGTCGCTCAAACCATTGGCCTGTATCCGGGTGCGGAGCAGCGCCGTCGAGCCATTCCAAAATTGCGGTTCTCACAGGCGTATAGCCCTCCGGCACCACCACGCCCTCGCGGGCTGGCAGGGCGCGGTCGCGTAGCTTGGCGATATAGTCCGTCGGGCGCATTTCTTGCCCGCAAAACGGGCAGCGGGAAATCGCAGTCTCGTCCTTAGTCATATCACCCCCGTTTGCTCAACGTATTGAGTAAAATTACTCATTACGCCTCCTGTTTCGATTTGCTCGCACGGTCGATCCAGCTAAGACACTTGCCGAAATGCGCGTCCGGTATGTCGTCAAGCGACTTCACTTTGCTCGCCGCCAGCAGCCTTTTCACGTTGATATTCGCCATTTCGAGCAGCGCGACAATCTCGCCCTTGTGCTGCTCGGATAGGGTCGCGGCACCCGCAATATCTCCCTGCCCTACATCTTGCGATGCAGCGGCCAATCCGGCGATAGCAGGCCCGCCGGTGGCAGTCGAGGACTGTGGGGCCGCGTTAGTCATCAAACTGGCGACGTAATCGTCCAGTTTCTTGTATTGATCGTCGGTCAACTTCGGGAAGCTGTCAACCTGGAATTGCTCATTACACCACGACTTGAGAGCGCCACGGTCTAACTTGTGTTCCTTGATTAGCGCCTCAAGTCTCTTGTGCTTCGCGGGGCTGATGGTGCCTTTCGCCTGCGCTATTTCGGCATCTTTCATGCGCTTGTGTGCGCTGCGAATGTCGGACGGGAGCAGCGACCAGAGGGCAATCATTTCCTCCGCATCCAGTTTGCTATTCTCGATCAGCGAATACGCGTCTTCCGCCTGATTATTCGCCCAAAGCGCCTTAACTTCCGCAGCGGTTTCGTGCATCACATTTTGCTGCTCTGCGGGCAGCGCGGCGAGGTAGCCAGCTGTGGGAGTTATGTCCTTCTCGCGCCCCATTCCGGCGACTTCCTCCGGCACGTAAAGCCCGCTGGTAGACGCCGGAAACACGCGCCTGCACCCCTCGCTAATCACGCGGTTTGCCAACATCTGACGCGGATACTTGCTATACATATCCTTGCCGCCTACGCCCGCCTTGCGCGCCCGCACCATATCCCAATCAATGCGAACCTTGCCGCCCTGCGGGTGCGAGAAAGTAGCATCCGCCTTCTCATCGGTCATTTCGTGCCACTCCACAGACCCGCCCGCAGCGATAAACGACCGCAGCATCGCCTCGGCCTTCTTCGCGGGCCTGCCCTGGATTACGTCAAAATCCCGCATGGCAATCGCGGGATGCAGCCCTTCGCCGTGCGCCAGCAGCAGGAGTGCAAGCGCCTGCTCCTTCGACTTCGCGCCGAACATGCCCGACTTGGCGAACGCTTCCGCCATGCGCTCCATTTCGCCCATCGTGACTGCTACCGCTGGTAGATTCTGCATGTCATCCCCCGTTATTCGGCTTCCTCGATCTTGCCGCCGTATTGCAACACGCGGGCAACGTCATTGGCCTGTGCGTTGCGGCCCTCGATATTGACCGTTACAAACCGCAGCGCCGCACGGTAATTAGTCGCTCTCACAAGGCGCTCGGTGCCTCGGTCGTTGAAGTAGTAAAGTCGCTTGCCTCTTTCCATTGTCTCGCTCATATCATTTCCTTTTGGTTAATTGCCGTAGCCGTCGCCGGAGCCGCAGCCGGAGCCGTCGCCGTAGCCGTCGCCGTAGCCGTCGCCGTAGCCGTAGCCGTAGCCGTAGCCGTAGCCGTAGCCGGAGCCGTAGCCGTAGCCGGAGCCGGAGCCGTAGCCGTAGCCGTAGCCGTCGCCGTAGCCGTCAAGCGTTAAAACAGTTTCCATGCCTTTTGCTCCACGTCGATAAGGCTGATAAGGGCGCGGAAGGGCGATTTTACGGTGCCGACGTTATCCAACTTCGTGCTGGATAACGGCCCGTTTCGCAACTCGCCAAGCCCTTTTGACGTTCCCCAAACGCGGATATTCTGAGCGCGGGTAATAGTCACCCAATCGGCGCTGACTTCAACATGGCCGACATAGACGAAACCGCGATCTAAGACGACAATCTTGATGTCGCCATTGCAGCCCTCGGTCGAATCGCGCCGCACGTATTCAACTTCGTCGATCTTGATTACTTCGGGTTTGCTCATGTCATTTCCTCTCGTTAGTAAAAGTGAAGGTTACCTGCACCTCGCCCTCGTCCTTGTCGCATCCCCATTCAAACAGATGCGCTATCGGTTGCCACACAAACCAGCCAAGCAAGCCACACCAGAATATAGCGCCCGACAGCGCGAGAAACGTTAGCCAAAGCGGGATGTCGTGCCACATGGTTATTCCTCGTCTTTTGCGATTTCGGACATCAGCAGCAACAGCATGGCGCGAAGTGAACGTTTCATTTCGTAAGAATCCACGCCGCATGCATCGTTTATGGCGTGTTGAAGTTCTGTTTGCGTGTTAAATCCCATTTTGTCTATGTATTTTTCGCGCAAACTTTCAGAAGCACCAGCTTGCCATAGACAAATACAAGAATATCTAGATACGCCATCAAAAAGCATTTCCGCCGCCTTCCGATAAACCGCGCTCGCTTTCATTGTCGCCCTCCGTGGATTTGCGGCCACAATACGCCTCCGTCTGCATCGTGTCAAGTGGCTTTACAGTAAAGAGTCTTGACATGAACTAAGGCCGCGATTATCATGCCCGAATGAAGCCAAAATCAAGATATTTGGAGTTCATCCAAAAGTCTGTTCAATTCAGACTATCGGTCGAACGCCTCAGAAGCAAAGGGTTGCGGCAGGCGGATATCGCTAGAAAGCTAGGGGTGAGCCGCCAGCGCATACATCAAATATTTAACCCTACAGCAGCCAATGCTAGAAGCGCGATTGGGAAGAAAGTCTCCCGTGGGCTATTACCAAGACCAAAGACCATGATTTGCGTTGACTGTGGAGATAAGGCGTCAGAATATGACCATCGAGACTATTCAAGAAAGGACGCGGTTGATGCCGTCTGCTCCCCATGCCAAAAAAAACGGGGGAGAGGGAAGAACGGTAAAAGGCTTATGGGATTGGCGTCCGTATTAAAAAGCGTCGCAGCCCGCAAACAAGCCAAGCGCCGACCGTGAGCGAATACCGCCAGCCGTCAGTTTCCGAAGCCGTCTGGCTGATTATGGCGAGCCTTACGCGGGAATACAGGCGCTCGGCGTTAAAGTTTTGGCGCGATAAATACGGCGACGCTTACGCAACGGAGATTGAGAAGATCGTATATAGGGAATGGAGCAAAAAGCGTGGCAAGAGCACTAGATAAACGCCATCCATGCCGCTGCACCGTCTGCCAAACTCGGCACACATTTAGCCGTCGATGGGATAGATTCGTTCGAGAGAAGGTTTGCCGTAACTGCGGGCATAAGAGATTCTACGTTGACCGCTGGATGTTCCGGCGCGGTAAACAGCAGAAATGTAATTGCGGCGGCTATCATTTCCCGCATCGCAGGGGCAGCAAATACTGCGAGCTTAACCCGCATTACGCGGAACACTGGACGGAACGCCACGACGCCAACACCAAACCGCAGCAGATGACGATGGGGGAGATATGACGCAATTGCCGCGCCTGCTTAACTGGCTCGAAACGCATCCGAATGGCCTAACGCAGCTTGAGGCTTTCAACGCGCTAGGCTGCTGCCGGTTGTCCGAGAGGATTAGAGAATTAGAACGGCTTGGATACCTAATCGAACACGCTGCCGAAAAGACGGCGGGCGGGGCGCGGGTGATGCGGGGGTGATGCGGTATAGGCTGATTAAACCGGAACCGGGCCGCATCTACTATTCAACCGTGCAAGACCCTAGCAACTGGGACGCAACTCCAATGGAGGCGGCATGAAACGCAGACAACTGAACGGCGACCACAACGAATGCCCCACTTGCGGGCAATACTTCAATTCTACCTTTGCCTTCGATAAGCACCGTATTGGTGCATTCGGCAAGGATAGGCGCTGCATGACCGTCGAGCAGATGGTCGAGGCCGGAATGGTCAAAAACGCGGGTGATTGGTGGATATCACAAAAGGCCCCGGAAGGCCATTTCCAGCCGGATAGCGTGGCTACGGGCGCTTCGGGGGCTATTTAGGGGTGTCTAGGCGCGCTTCGCGGGTTGATAGTAACCACGGGGCCATAGTCGCCGCAGCCCGCAAGCTCGGTTTCCTAGTCCTAAGCCTTGCAGATAAGGGGCAAGGATGCCCGGATTTGCTGCTGTGCGCACCCAGGACGCGCCGGTTGGTGCTGGTCGAGGTAAAGACACCTACGGGCAAACTGAGGCCGCTACAGGCCGAATTTGCCGCCCTGTGGCCTGTTACCGTAGTCCGGGAAGTGTCAGACCTGCTGCCCCTGCTCAAATAGACGGCACGATCAGCACTAGCAGCACTACCGCCGCCATGCAGGCCCACTGAAATCGCGTTGTCGCCCGTTGCCGCGCATGGATTTCGTCTAGTTCGCGGGGGGTCATGGTTTGGCATTCACGGAGGCGAGCATTGCTTCACGCTCTCTAGCGGCTTCGTCAATACGGGCGGCATATTCCTCGTAGTTTGAATACTTGCCAGCGGCGTAGTCTTGCTGAATAGCTGCGCCCTGCTCCAACACGCTACGCAGAAAAGACCAATCAGCAGTTGGCGGTGCGATCATCAAGCCGTGCTCTAGCTTATCTCTATCTTTCATTTCCTGCGCTCCCATCGGTCAACCTCGTTGTCATCCCATACCAGCAACCGGCAGACGATGCCGACGACGGCGAGCAGGAGGACGAATTCTAGGTCGGTCATTTCTCGCGCTCCTTTAGCATGGCGTCGGCTTGTTTGTAGGCTCTATTCGCCATCAATTCTTCGGCTGTAATTCCCGCCTTATCTGCTTGCGTCATTAACGCCACAAATGCATCACCGTCTGCCATTGCAGACCAAAGACCCTGCAACGCCTGCCCCGCCAAGTAGTCGCGCAGGGACATGCCGACAGCAACGAATTCGCCGCCACGCCCATCATTTTCAACCAACGGAAACGCTGGCCCGCCGTCATTCTTCATTCGTCATCCCTCCTGTTAGAAATCCTCATAATCTCGCGCTCGTCCTGCTTGCGCGTTTCTTGATAGATCGGGCGTCCGAGTATGCGCTCGGCAGCGTCATCCGGCTCGGTGCTACGCTGAACGTGAACGTGCGGCCATTTACTCGCAGGGCAGCGGCAGAGGGGGCGGGTCATTTCCATTCCTCCGCTTCCTGGCGGGTAATGAAGAAATGGATTCCGTTAGAGCATTCATTCTGAAAATCATCGTCCCACTTGTCGGCAGTAACGCGCTGGCCCACGCGGTATTCAGTCTTGGGGCCGTGTTGGTTGGTATAGACAACTTCCGCACCCTCGATTTCCAGCACGTCAACGAATTCAGCCCTGCACTTGCGCCCGAAGGCATGAGAGCGTCGCGCTTCCTCCGGTATGCGGAGTTTGACGATATGACCGCTTGCCGCCTTCCAGCCGATAATCGACCCTTGCGGCAGTATGCGCGTTTTGGCAATTGCTTTTCCCGCGTTTTTGGCACCGCGCAGGTAGGCACCGCTCAGGTTGGCACCGCGCAGGTTGGCACCGCTCAGGTTGGCATAGCTCAGGTAAGCACCGCTCAGGTTGGCATCGCTCAGGTTGGCATTAGCTGCCACAGCTTTCTCAAGCGCATGACGCGCAGCAATTCCACTTTCTTGCTCAGTTAGTTCGCATTCAAAAAGAACGGCATTTGTATAGCGGTGTTTGATTTGATATTTCATGTCAGGTTCCAGAAGAAAATCACAAAGGGCAGAGCAATCACAAAAGAGATAAGCAGCGCATCAATCAATGACTCGGCGTATGTCTCTTTTGCTTGCATACGATTGGCTAGCGTGTCGTAGTGGGTACGGTGAGCAGCACAGCCCTTGCCTTGATGGCATCCATGCGTGGAGCAGGTTTCTCCGCAGGTCATGCCATCACCTCTTGAGCCATGCGCGAGTAATGAGCCAAAGCGCGTTGCTTTGCATCGTCATCACAGCCGCTGCACTCCATCCGTTCCTTGCGAGCTTCCGCAATCTCATGGGCGCGGCAATCAGACTCCAGCGACTGGTAAACGCTTTCAGTCAGCAGGCCGGACACATCCATGAAAGAGCGGCTGGACTTGTCTGCGGCGCTTGCGTACAGGTCAACGCTCAGAATGTCTATGTCGATGTGGGCTGTGCCGTTGTCGTCGTAGTCAACGTCTGTGTCGTATTCGACTTGGACAGCGACTAGGCCGCGTCCGATGGTGGTTGTGAAGCTTGGCATCTGGTTACTCCTGGTTGTTTGAAGCGATGCCTGATTCTACACGAAAAGTGTAGGTTCACACTAAAAGTTTAGAAATATTTGAGCGTGTAGGGTAAACCCCTACGATTGGACGTAAAAAAACCACCGGCTTGGGTGGTTTGATAAAACCGGAAGAATTGTTAAATCGTATAGTCCGTTTGGACTAAGTAAAGACCTTAGAAGTACGCTGAAATACCTGTTCAAATAGACAGCAAAACAGGGGGAAAATAAATGTCAGCAGCAGCGAAAGATGGGGCCGAGCCTACTCTACAAATGAGGGTTCGCGCCAATGAGACAGATCAAGAGATTGCTCTAGAGGTAGAGCGATGCGCCAATCAGGGCGTGTTTGTAAGCTACTTTGCGAACCAGTCGCAGCTCAACCAATGGGCAATTCGTCGGGCAACTCTTTGCGGATAGCGTCAAAGGCTAAGTTGTAAGCCCTGGAGCGCGCTACCAAGCTGCTCTTGGGGATCATGTCAAACAGCGTGGCCAGATTGAGGGCCATGTCTGAAAGTTCCGCAGGGACTTCTTCCACGCCATCTATCACCCACCTAGGCGCTTTGCCTAGAACATCCTCTATTGCGTGGTGATGCTTCGCTGGGACGCCGCGCTGCTCCCAGTGGTTAACCGTCTGTTCTGAGACGCCAAGCTCTTGCGCAAGCCATTTCCAATTGCGCTTTTTAGCACTTAGCTCTTGGTCTATGCGTGTCCATGGGTTCATACCAATATTTTCCATGGTTGCTCACACAAAGAGTTTGTATTCCTACACGTGTCTACACTTTTAGTGTAAGATGTGGGAATGAATCAAATAAACCATGACAAAGAACTGATCTACCGACTGGGCGGGACAACAAAGGTTGCGCAGCTTCTCGGATACGACGGTTACGGGGTTCAGCGGGTGCAGAACTGGGTCAAGAGGGGCATCCCTTCCAAGGTCAAGCTGGAATTCCCGCACATCTTTCTTCAAATCACTCCCACCAAAACTGAGGTCTAAGCCATGGCCGACAAGCTCACTAACGGCAAAACCGTTTCTATCCGTTTTAGTGCTCCAGGTACGGCCCAGCTTGAACTGATGGCTAGTTCCATGGGACTTGAGGTTAGCGACTACATCCGTCATTTGGTTGCCTCCGATGTGCAGGTTAAGAAACGTCAATTTGAAAAGCTAGTTCCATTGTTTGGCCGTAACTCCGGTTACGCAACCGAATCAGCGCATGACGATGCCATGCAGCCTCTCACGGCCTCCCAGTTTGGAGAACTTGGCGATGACTAAACCACTCAGCACCGGCAACGCTTTCACGCTTGTCCAGCCCATCCAGATCAAGAACGTAGTTCCAACAAAAGAGGCTGCAACCCGCGTTAACCCGATGACTCACATTGCTGCATGGTGCGGTGTGACTCCAGGCGAGAAGGCCGCTAGATGAGCATTGCCTTGATGACTCAGGCATGGAAGTCCAAGTTTGGCTCAACGGCCAAGATGGTTCTTCTAGCCCTGTGCGACAACGCCAACGACCAAGGCGAGTGCTTCCCGAGCGTTTCCATGCTGGCTGAAAAGTGCAGTCTGAGCGAACGCGCCGTGTTTAAGCAGCTTGATTTGTTGGAAGAAGTCGGAGCAATCAAGCGCAATGGACGTACAGGAAGAAGCACCATTTACATGCTTAACCCCTGCACTTGGTTCACCCCTGAACAAGATTCACCCCTGAACGTAGTTCACCCCACCCCTGAACGTGGTTCACCTACACCCCTGAACGACGTGCAGTCCACCCCTGAACGTGGTTCACCCATAACCATCAGTAACCATCAAATAGAACCATCAAGTAACCGCAAGACAGGCGACTTGCTTTCCGAAATTCCTTCTGACCTTGCATCCGATTTCATGCAACTGCGGAAAAGCAAAAAGCAGGCGCTCACCGCAACCGCTGTCAACGGTATCCGACGCGAAGCGCAGAAGGCGGGGATTTCGTTTGAGGATGCGATACGCGCTTGCTGCGAATACGGGTGGGGCGGGTTTAACGCGGGATGGTACGCAGAGCGCAACGGCAAGGCCAAGCAGCCTGCTGAACCGACATGGCGCACAGAGCAGCGCAACCGGACGATTCAAGCGGTTCCAGCAATCGCACAAGTTCACCAATCAGCAACCGATTTTTTTGATGTGGAGGCTAAAAATGTCACTGCCATTACCCTGGGTCGATAGGATTTTCGACAAGATGACGCTCACCTACGGACAGCACTTCCTGAACCGTTGGCGCGATCTGGATTTGAACGCGGTTAAGTCCGACTGGATGTATGAACTGTCTGGATTTGAGAAGGCACCCCACGCTATTGCGTTTGGCCTGTCAAACCTTCCAGAGACTGCGCCGACTGTTGTGCAGTTTAAGAATCTGTGCAGGCAAGCGCCTTCCGTTGAAGTCCCTGCACTTCCCGTTAAGCCAATGGACGCTGAAAAGATCACAGCAGTCATTGCGCCTCTGATTGAGCGAATGTCCGCGTTGCCAAAGACGGTTGATTTTAAGCAATGGGCAAAAGACATTCTGGCGAATCCAAAAGGCCGCACCCCAACTGCCATACAGATGGCCCGTAACGCACTGGAGAACAACTGATGCGCAACACCTACAACGACGAAGAGCTAGAAGCCAGCCGCATCCTTGATCTGGCCCGTGCTGGTGGCGATGTTCCCGAGAGCGTTATTACCTGGAGCCTTTGGGTAATGGGCGATCTGGTCGGTGTGCGCCATGAGTAGCCATCCCCCATGTTTTGCAACAAGCGAACGACACGCCGAGTGGCTATCTCTTGCACGTGTATCGCAAGAGGTCTGCTCAATCTGCGATGACTGCACAGAGAGGTACGAACTTGAAATGATTTTGCAGGGCAAGTGCTACCGGGAATATTGGGAAACGATGAAAGTGAACCGCCGTGAATCCTCTGGAAGTACACGTGAACCATCTTGCGAGTCTTTGGAGCAGCGGGAACGGTTGGAGGCAGTACGTGCAAGAGCGCGTCAAGTCGCTGGAGATTACCTATCCAATCATCAGGGCGGAATTCAAGAAGGCGGTGAACTATGAAGCCCCTAATCAAGCTCCACGCAAGGTGGCATGACGCAGGATGGGATTACGAGTTGTGGATATGCGCAAGCGAAAAGAAGTTCGCAATCCGCAATACACCGCTTGCTGCTTTTATGGCTTGGAGTGCAAAGCCATGAGCGAGACGCTGACGATCAATCTGGCTAACCGTCAACAAGCATGGGAGGCCATCAAGTCTCAGGCATTCCCATTCCTTGCAGGCGCACTACAAGCCTCCAGGCGCTTCGTAATGACCATCAAGCCAGAGACACGCACAGAGAGTCAGAACAGGCTCATGTGGCCCATTCTTAGCGAGTTTAGTAAGCAATTGGATTGGCCCATCAATGGACACATGGTAAAGATGGACGCAGACGACTGGAAAGACGTTCTGACATGCGCATGGAAGCGTGAAACCGTCCGGCTTGCTATGGGCATGGATGGTGGCGTTGTGATGCTTGGACAGAGAACTAGCCGGTTCACAAAGGCTGAGTTTGCCGAGTTCATCGAATTCCTTTATGCGTCCGCTGCTGACCGTGGCGTGAAGCTTCCAGCTTGGCAAGGTGACTGCGAATGATTGAAACCAACGTCAAGCAAAAGGAATGCAAGCACTGCGGAACACGTTTCCAGCCTGTTCGCCCACTCCAGCAAGTGTGCAGCGCCATCTGTGCATCCAGGCTAGTCAAGGCTGCAAAGAAGGAAGAGCGCGAACGGGATAAGGCGCGTAAGGAAAAGCTCAAGCGCATTCCAGACTACATCAAGGAGGCTCAAATTGCATTCAATTCTTATGTCAGAGCGCGTGACGCTGGCAAACCCTGCATATGTTGTGGCCGCACGCAAGAAATGGGCTATGGCCTTTCATCTCATGGATGGGACTGTGGGCACTACAGAAGCACCGGAAGTGCCTCACACCTTCGCTTCAACGAAGACAACGCCCACCGGCAGCTTGTCGTTTGCAACCGCCACGGTGCTGGCAGAGCGGTTGATTACCGAATCGGCCTTATCGCTCGGATCGGCTTGGAGCGCGTCGAAGCATTGGAAACAAATAACGCCATCCATAAGTGGCAAGTGGAAGAACTCCGCGAAATCAAGGCCACCTACAAAGCAAAACTGAAAGAACTGGAGAACAAGCAATGAAGCTAAACGGATGCCATGACCACGAACCCTACAAAGAGGCCTTCGGCTCATACGGGATTGATTCACGCACTGGCGACATTCGCTATTTTGAAATCAAGAACCCAAACGTGAAGGAATGCCAGTACCAGTACACCGCACTAGGACTGGCTGACAAGGGATGTACCGGATGCAAACACAAGGACAACGAATGAGAGCGTTAGGCAAGCGAATCATAGAAGCACTGGAAGCCGTGGACATGTACGGCCCATGCGGTTGTGCAGTAGTCAGCACAGAGAGCCAGATAGAGGTAACAAACGCTTCAAAGTATTGCCAACGGGCAGTCGCCTATGGGCTGATGACGGTGGTCAAGCCCGTAAACCGTGGGCAAAACAAGTCGTATGCCATGTATCAGGTAGTACCTGGCTGGCGTGGAATGCTCAAGGAACAGGTAAAGACCGCAGCACCGAGGGAACTGAGCAAGGAGCGTCAACGTCCAAGGACAGTGTTTTCAGGCATCAGCAGCATTTTCAACATGGGGGCAGCATGAAAGACACAGGCGGGATGGCCTACCCACAAAACACCGTTTACTTGGCTCCCAATGGTCAAGCCGCGCAACAAGGACCGCAAGGAGGAATGACATTGCGCGACTACTTCGCAGCTAAGGCGATTCAAGGAATGTGGGCCAATGGTCTTATGACACAGGATTACTTGAAAAATTTTGCTGCAACTGATTCGTATCGGGTGGCTGACGCCATGCTTGAGGCCCGCAAATGACAGCCATGAGCAAGACAAAGCAAGTCCTAGCCTGCATCGCTGAAGGCATCACAGACCGTAAGGTAATCGGTGAGCGCTGCGGACTCACACCAGCACAAGTTCAAGGAAAGTTCAGTTACCTGCAAGGCAGACGCCTGATCGAGATTGACGAGCCTGTGAAGCAGTTGGGGCGCGGTAAGGGTTCGCTGCCTGGAATCTACCGGGTAGTGGGTGCAAAGCCCGTTTATCGCAATCCTTGGTCATTCGCTACATCAGTTTTTCACTTAGGAGCCAATGCATGAAAGATGAAACCCGCTACATATTGGACAGCCTGCTTGAAGAATGGCATCGTTGGGCAAAAGGCTATGCAATCACTGGCTCACATGGCACTGCGCCCATGTTTCAGGGGATGGCAAGCTCCCGGCAATGGGACAGTGAATCAGATGTAGTGGATGGAACGTTGCACAATGCCCAGATGGAAGCGGTGGATTTCCATATAGGCGAGTTGCAGCCCATGTATAGGACAGCTATACAGATTCAGGCAAGGAACCTGCACACAGGTCGCAGCGTATGGACAAGCGCACGACTGCCTGAGAACATAGAAGAACGCGCAGTGATACTGTTAGCCGCACGCAACGAGTTATCCACTAGACTTGCCAACGCTGGCGTGATGTGACATTATTTGTCCCGCAGGCATTGTCGCCTCTAAAAATAGCCTCTGGTTCACAAGATCATGGGCTTTTTGCTTTACGCAGGCGCAAGACTTCACTCCGCAGCTATTTATTACTGAAGAGTCTTAGCCCTGCACCCTTTCAAATCCACCCCGCAGACCTTCTAAGGCCAGCACATCAGCCTTCACATAGCTGAGTCGTGCATTGGGGTGGCTGTGCTCGTTCGGGATTCAAAACGAGATAGCTCCGACGATTCACCCCTGCTAGGCCGCTTGTCCTCCCAAGCACCTAGTGGGGGAGTCGGACAACCAATCACTCCCTGGTCAACTAAGGTTGGCTTTGCCCTTCGGGGCTTTTTTCTTCCCAAGAGGCTATCAATGGACAACTCCAAAGATGCCGACACAAAATTTAAAAAGGGCCAGAAAAGCGGCCCGGGTCGGCCAAAAGGCGTTACGAACAAAGTAACTAAGGAACTCAAGGAAATGATCCTTGACGCTCTGAGCGAAGCTGGTGGGGTGGATTACCTTGTTAGCAAAGCAAACGATCCTAGAACCGCTGCCGCCTTCATCGGCTTGATAGGCAAAGTCCTTCCGATGACAGTGCAAGGCCCGAACCCTGATGGGTCGCATACGTTTACAGTGAATCATCCGTGGTTGCAGCAGTCAATACAGCAGCGCAACTCGGCATAAACGCATATAGCCCTCGTCAGCCATTCAAGAACTTCCACAATCGCTCAGAGCGTTGGGCTGTACTTGTTTGCCACCGACGAGCAGGCAAGACTGTTGCGTGTGTTGCAGAGTTGGTTCTATCTGCCCTGTTCACGACAAAGCTAGATGCTCGGTACGCCTATGTGTGCCCTCAGTTCAACCAGGCCAAAGACGTTGCATGGATATACATCAAGCGCCTGACTGCTGACATACCGGGCATTCAATACAACGAGAGCGAGTTAAGGGCTGACTTACCCAATGGGGCACGTATCAGGCTTTACGGCGCTGATAACCCTGACCGTCTGCGCGGCTTGTACCTTGATGGCGTCATCTTGGATGAGTTCGCAGATATGCGCTCTAGCGTATGGGGTGAGGTGGTCCGGCCTATGCTGGCTGACCGCAAAGGATGGGCTGTGTTCATTGGTACGCCAAAGGGACATAACGAGTTCTACGACGCCTATCAGGACGCGCTGACTCGTAAAGACTGGTTCACATTGATGCTGAAGGCTAGTAACTCTGGCCTGATTGATGACGAAGAGTTGATGGATGCCAAGCGAGGCATGACGGATGACCAGTTCGCGCAGGAGTTTGAATGCTCCTTTGAGGCTGCGATTGCCGGGGCTTACTACTCCAAGGACATTGTGGGTGAGCAGATCACGGATGTGCCGTACGACTCAGCACTGCCTGTCTACACGGCATGGGACATAGGTTATTCGGATGACACAGCAATCTGGTTCTACCAGGTAACAAGGGGTGAAATCCATGTCATCGACTTTTACGCAGCCAACGGGTACGGAGTGGAGCATTACGCCACTGTGCTTGACGGTAAAGGCTACAACTACGCCAGATTGGGTACTAAGCCTTTTCTTTGGCTCCCACACGATGCACGCGCTAAGACGTTTGCAAGCGGAGGAAAGTCAAGCCAAGAGCAGTTCGCAGCCCTTGGTTATTCAAGTCGAATTACTCCAGAGCTAAGCCTGCAAGACGGCATCCAAGCCACACGTATGGCGCTGCCTCGCATGTGGTTTGACCGTGAGAAGTGCAGGGATGGAATTGAGGCCTTGAAGTTGTACCGCAGAGAGTGGGACAGCGACAAAAAGACATTCAGAGACAAGCCGCTACACGATTGGACCAGCCACGCAGCAGACGCAGCGCGGTACATGGCAATTAGCTGGCGAGAACTCAAGCCGGAAGAAGCCAAGCCAGCGCCCAAGTGGGCAATGCAAGGCACCAAGAACGGCATACAGACAACAACACTTGATGAGCTTTGGCAGATGACGCCAGGCCGCAACAAAAGGATATAGACATGGCAGGCATTGCAAACGTAGGCTACACAGCCAAGCCTTTGAGCGCATCAGGCGCTGCGGCTACTGGCCCCGGTGTAATGGGCGGCATCTTGGTGGGCACTTCCACTGCACTCACCATCAAGGTATGGGATAGCCTGAGCGCTACCGGCACGGTGATTCTTGAGACTACAGCCGCACTGACTGCTGGCACGTACTTGACCATTCCCGCTGCGTTCTCCATTGGTTGCTTCATCACTGTTGGCGGTGTCGGCACGTTCACGGTGTTTGTCGCCTAATGAAAGACGAGAAGAAGTCATCTCAGGACTGGTTCAATAACCTTGAACTGTCTAAAAAAGAGATGGCTAAATGGCAGGAGCGTGGCGAGAAGATCGTCAAGCGCTACCGTGACGAACGCTCAGAGATGTCCGGCAATGGCCGCAAGTACAACATTCTCTGGTCGAACATTCGCACGTTGCTGCCTGCTGTTTACGCAAAGAAGCCAAAAGCAGAGTGCCAGCGTCGCCATAAAGACGCTGACCCTGTAGGCCGTGCTGCTGCACAGGTGCTAGAGCGTGCATTGCAGTATGAGATTGACCAGTACAGCGACTTTGATTCAGGCCTGCGCCATTCGATACTTGATCGCCTGCTTCCTGGACGCGGTGTGGCATGGGTTCGCTTTGAGCCAGCATACAAGCCGGGACAGCCTGAAGATGTGGGCGAGTCGATGCTTACGGATGACGTTGAGCCAGAGATGGCCGACACGACACAGCTAGAGACTAGCCCCGTTGATTACGTCTATTGGCAGGATTTCCGCCATTCTCCCGCACGCACATGGGAAGAGGTCACATGGGTGGCCCGCCGTGTGTATATGGCTAAGGAAGAGGGCGTAGAGCGATTTGGAGACGACTTTAAGAGCATTCCGCTGTCTCATGTGCCCGTAGGCGTTGACAAGCTCAAGGCTGAAGGCGTGAACACTGAGCAGATGAAAAAGGCTGTTGTGTGGGAGATTTGGGACAAGTCCACAAAGATGGTGCATTGGGTGGCTATGGGCTCTGAACACATCCTCGATACAAAGCCTGACCCGCTTGAGTTGGATTGCTTCTTCCCATGCCCCAAGCCTCTGTTTGCCACGCTGACCACTGATTCTTTGGTTCCTGTTGCTGATTACGTGATGTATCAGGATCAGGCGGCTGAACTGGACACGCTCACAGAACGGATTGGCAAGTTGGTCGAGGCAGTGAAGGTTGTGGGCGTCTACGACTCTTCCGCCCCTGGCATTCAGCGCATGTTGAACGAAGGCGTGGACAACACGCTGATCCCTGTAGACACATGGGCAGCGTTTGGTGAAAAGGGCGGACTGAAAGGCTCTGTAGACTTCCTGCCGCTAGACATGGTTGTGAACGCCTTGCAGCAGTTGTATGCAGCGCGTGAAGCAGCCAAGCAGGTCATTTACGAAGTCACCGGCCTGTCAGACATCATCCGAGGTGCATCCGTTGCCTCTGAGACCGCCACTGCCCAACAGATCAAGAGTCAATACGCATCCCTTCGCCTGAAGGAAATGCAGGGCGATGTAGCCCGTTTCGCTTCGGACATTCTGCGCATCAAAGCTCAGATCATGTGCGCGTTTTACCGTCCTGAGAGCCTTGTGGCTATCTCGGGGATGGATCAGACGCAAGACGCACAGTACCTGCCCCAAGCACTGCAACTGCTCCAGAACGACACACTCCGCGCATTCCGCATTGAGGTGGAGACTGATTCGCTAGTTGAGTTGGACGAAGCGCAGGAAAAAGCCGACCGCATGGAGTTTCTGACTGCTGCGGGTTCGTTTATCAAGGAAGCAATCCAAGCACCTCCAGAACTAGCCCCGTTGATGGGTGAAATGCTGATGTTCGGCGTTCGCTCGTTCAAGGCTGGCAAGGGCATGGAGGCTAGTCTTGAGCAGTTCATCAAGATGGCGCAAGAGAAGGCCAAGCAACCGCAGCCACAGAAGCCAGACCCCGAGATGATGAAGCTCCAGGCGCAGCAGCAATCTGACCAAGGCCGGATGCAGTTGGAGCAAGCCAAGATGCAGCAAAGCGCACAGGCTGAACAAATGAAGCTGCAAGCCGACATGCAAGCCGAACAGGCTAAGTCGCAGATCACCATGCAACTCGAAGCCATGAAGGCAGAGCAGTCCGCACAGCTTGAAGCTCAGAAGATTGAGTTTGAACGCTGGAAAGCAGAGCTAGACGCATCTACCAAGGTGACAGTGGCTGAGATTCAAGCAAAGACCAGCCTTAAGCAGGCTTCTATCAGCGCAAACGCATCGAAAGAGTCAGAAGGCTTGACCGAAGTTGGCGAGTCTGGCGACGAACAACCCACAAGCGCACTGGCTGGACTGGTGGACGCTATCAATCAGAACATGGCGAATTTGATGGGTCTGCAACAGCAATCGCATGCACAAATCATTGAGCAGGTTTCCAAGCCTCGCAATCGAGTGCTACAGCGTGGCCCTGATGGTCGTGCAGTTGGCGCGGTGGAGGTGTAGCAGCAATGCCAACCGCAAGCTATACAAAATGCACCGCTGCCATTGAGCCTTTGCTTGAGAATATCAACGTTGGGTCTGATGGCTGGAAGGTTGCGCTAACTAACGCTTCTGCCGTGGCTAAGACTTCCTTTGTTGCTGGCACGGATGACCTTGCTACAGGCAATGGCTATACGGCTGGAGGCAACGCTTGCACTATCGCTAGTGCATCGCAAACCAGTGGGACTTACACGTTCACGCTCAACAACCCATCAGTATGGACTGCATCTGGTGCAGTTGGGCCTTTTCAGTATGCAGTTCTTTGGGATACGACAACCAGCACACCTGTGGCGCAATGGGACTACGGCAGCAGCATCTCTATGGCATCTGCCGACACTTTCACTTTCACTTTTAGCGGAAACGTGTTTACGGCAAGCTAATGGCACAAGGAACTGCGACCATCAATTTCGGGCCAAAGGAAACGACTGCATCTGTTTCCGTATCTGCGCCCGCAATCTCTACAGAGAGCATCGAAGCATGGGTAATCCCGGCAACGACTGCAACAAATACACCTGATAACCATTGGGTGGAAGATTTATCGGTAGTGGCTGGCCCTGCTAATGCAGGTGTCGGATTCACTATCTACGCCAAGTGTGGGACAGGTTTCGCACACGGCACATATAACATTGGATGGGTATACGCATGAGTATTTCAATCATCGGAAAAGACGGCTCTAACATTGCAACAGCGGCTAATGGCTTGGCTGTGTTCACCGGAGACGCTGCGGCCTATCCTGCTGGTGTGGGGGCTATGCGCATGTTCTCTGAGAACGACCCAGGCGATGTAACGGGTACGCCATACCTGCGAAGCCCTGAGACTTCCACCGACTACCGCCTGCGCGTGGGCGTTGATAGCGTCTGGGACGATGACAACTTCAACTACGTTGCACAGAACTTCAACAAGCACAAATACACGTCAAACACAATGACGATGACATGGGCTGGCGGGTTCCTGAACACAAACGGGTCTAGCATCACTACGACCGGCGTGGGGGTCATGCTTCAGACATATCGCCATTTCCCATTGCAGGGTGGCGGAGGCTTGTATTGTGAGGCGGCCATGGCGCTGTCCAACAACCCAGTAACAAACTGGACGCTAGACTTTGGAATGTTCCTTCCGGGCGCAGCGGTAACCTCTGTCCCATACGATGGTGTTTACTTCCGCATTAACAGCACTGGCGTGTTCGGTGTTGTCAACGTCAACGGCACAGAATCAACAACCTCCGTATTCGCGTTTACCCCGGTGATCAACCGGGTCTACAAATACAACATCACTCTGGCAGACGGCGAAGCCGAATTCTGGATTGATGACGTGCTGTATGGAGAGAAAGCGCGACCCACTGCCGCTGGCTCCACGATGTACGCAGGCTCTGCGCCTTTTGCCATTCGTCATCACCATACTGGCGTTGCCAGCGCAGTGATCCAGGCGAAGTTTGCGAACTACACCATCGGCATTGCCGACATGGACAACGTTCGTCTGTGGGCCTCCAACAAGGCAGGGCAGGGACTGTCTGCCGTGCAAGCACCATCGGGCGGCGCTGCTGGTCAAATTGCCAACAACGTCAACAGCACCGTTCCTGCCACGGCTACCCTGTCCAACACGGCGGCGGGGTACACGACGTTTGGCGGTCGCTTCTTGTTTGCCGCTCCCGCTGGTGCTGAAACAGACTACGCGCTGTTTGCGTACTTGAACCCAGTTCCAACGACTGCCATCACTGGCCGAAATCTTGTGATCCGTGGCGTGTGGATTGAAACATTCAACGCAGTGGTAGCTGTAGCAACTACGCCAACAGTTCTTGAGTGGTCGCTTGCCGTGGGCTCTACCGCTGTATCGCTGGCTACTGCTGATGCCGCTGCAACCCGATCGCCAAAACGTGTATCGCTAGGCAGTCAATCATTCTTGGTTGGCGCTTTGGCCGGTGCGAATTCAGAGCGTTGCGACGTGAACTTAGATGCTCCAGTTGTAGTGGAGCCGGGCACATACTGCCATATCATCCTGCGCGTTCCATACGGCACCGCGACGGCTACCGAGCTATTCCGTGGCTGCGTTGGGTTTAACGCTTACTGGGAGTAAGTTAAATGTCCCTGCTGCTTGCCGTTCAAGGCGGGGCGGTCAATTACGCGCTGACGGCATTAGCTGGGACTTACTCGATAAGCGGTGGAAGTGCGCAGCTAACAAAGAGCAGCGCTCCACCAGCCACTTACACGCTAAGTGCATTGGGCGGCATCTACTCAATAACAGGCGGAGATGCGGCGCTCACATGGTCTGGAACTGACGCAGCCGACACACACGATGGATGGTGGGCAAAGCAGTGGAAGAAGGCCAAGCAGCGCGAAACGCAGACAGTCCGCATAGAAGAGATTGAAGAGCAGATTGCAGAGATACAGGAAAGGCTAGAGGCCGTTGAACCCGTCTCTGTAAAGTCTGCTGCTGTCATCCGCCAATCACAAGAGCCTGACTACTCAGAGCGCCTGCGAATCATCGAAATGCTCATTGCTCACCGTGAACGGTTGATCGAGCAAGAAGATGAAGAGCTTTTACTCCTACTTTGAATATGACCGACAAAGAACAATTCCTCACCCTCTGGAAGCTATCAGGGGAAGAGGGCGAAAAGGTGTGGGCATTGAAGCAAGAGATGGACAAGGGTGCATTCCAGAGCCATCAGGTGATGCCTGACATTCAAGGCTATCAGTCCATGCAAACGGGTGAGTGGATTGGCTCACGCTCTGCCCACAGAAAGCACCTCAAAGAACACCGCTTGATTGCACTTGGCAACGAGAAGATAAAAGCACCAGAACAACCAC